TTTCTAAGTTTTTGGAAATGAGCAAACGAACGCCAATTAAACATTACATCGCAAGTAATCTGAATACCATATGGAAGATAAAATCGTGCAGATTCTTTTGCTCTTTTGCGAGAAACACCTTTTGCTTCAAGTTCTTTGATGCATCTGTGATAACGCTCAAAAGAATTCTTAATATGGTTCTCTAACTCAATCTTTTGATTTTCGGGCCAATCATAAGGAATATAAAACTTGTCAATTGTAAATTCCTTATAACGGGCAGACTCTGCATTGATATTGACACCGATACGATGCTTCAAAAGATGAATATGCGATGCAATATCTGATGTTACCAGAAAATGAAGGGATGACTTCTCAAATGGGGTATGGTGTCCGTCCCTTGCAAGCATAGTAAGAAGTTTATCAATTCTACCGCGTTTTTCATCATTTAAGTCTCTGGATGTTGAGGTCCAAGCAGACAAAGCAATTATTTCATCGGAACCATAATATCCGATTAACTCAACTGAGTTTTCGGTCATTTATTCCTCGTCGTCTTCAACAATTCCAATAACATTCTTTTGTTGTTTGATAGTGCGATATGTAGCACGAAGTTCATCAAAATCAACATCTTGCTTCATAAGACGATAGGCACGTACAGCAACCTTGATATCTTCCTTTTCAAGCCAACCATTATCTACATAAGATTTGCGTAGGTCTTTACGTTGGTCACGATATGGAACCATTGCCTCTTCAATTGTGGCAAGTGACTTAATGTAATTGACAATATAATCTTCTTTTGTAAGTTCGGCTGACATTTTATCCTCTTTTAAGTTTGTTTTCTAATTCAATAATTTTCTTCATCTCAAAATCAATCATATTACGATGATGTATTCTAAACTTTTCAGTTTTATCTGCTTGTTCAAGCAAATGTTGTCTATTTTTTATACTACAACGTAGATAATGTATTTCTTCTAATATTTTTAATTTATCAAATTCATCCATTTTAACTATTAAAAACTTTATGAGCCATAGCCTTTACAGCCATTTTTTCAAGTCTTGAAAGTTTGCTATATGTTTGCAAATTTTCATTAATTGCAGAGAAAGGACGATTGCGAATTTTAGACATAAATTCTTGTTCCTTTCCAAAACTAAGTTTTTCGTACTTAATTTTCACATCAAGACCGGGAAAACTATTATTAGTACCATAAAGAAAAGCACCTTCATTTCCGCCCTTTGGAATCAAAAGGACTGAATCTTGACAATACTTCTTTCCAAGTTCAATAATGATATCAAAAAATTCTTCTTGATTGAGTTGTGGCAAATTTACAACAAATAAAGAATCTTCCTTAACTTCAATTGGAGGATTATCTGGGTTTTCACTCTTAAAATTTTCAACGTATGTTCCATCAACAGATGTAACTCCAAGTCCTCTGGAAAGAAGTGCGGCCTTCAAAAACTTGTTATTTCTCTTGTTAATTTCAAGAGCATTAAGCCCTTGGTCTTGAAAGTCAGATGGTGGAGTTCCAGAAACGCAATTCGAAGCATCAGTTGGGTCGCCTCTAAACGCAGTAATTGTTGCACAATCATGCTCAGAAATATGCTTATAAATTCTGCTAAGTGATGATTCAACAATCACGCCCTTAATTACGCTCTTCAACTCACTAACATCCATAATTAATCCTCCGTTTCTTGAACTACAGCAATAACATAATTATCTACAACTAAATAGAACTTTTCATTATTTAAAGTAACTTCTTCAAGAACATTTGTTGGTACTAAAACGAGACTTTCTGGTTCGTATTTACCATTTGAGTCTTCAACGACTCTCATAATTTTATATGGTTCTATTTTTTCTTTATAATTTGTCGGAAGAACAAATCCTCTGTCTTGTTCTTGTTTAGATACTGTAACATGCTTTTCTTCTACAAGCAAGTATCTATTTCTTGGTGATAAAAAAATCATATTAAACTCCGCTTAAAACTCTTTTATTTAAATTAAATTCGTCTTGTGTAAGAAAATTCGTAATTCTTCGATTACAATACTTACACATAAAATCAACAGATATCATACCATTAAACATTGCTTCAATTCTTCCAGAAGGAACCCAAAAATGAATTTTACTATTAGGGTCAGAAGAAGCACACTTTTTATTTTGTTCTGATTTAGGAACCAAGTGATTACACTTTTCCATAAAAAACCTCCCTGTTGATTTTATTGTAACCAACAGGGAGGTAGGTGTCAAGCCGTTTTAATTACATTTTGACCAGCCACATGAAGAGCAACTTACGCAACCATCTTGATATGTAAGTTCTGTACTGCCACATTCATCACAAGTTTTTTGTCCCGTTGATTTAGTACCATCTGGAACGTATTGCTTTAATACTCTTGCAATTGAACGCGAGAAAGAAAACATATCAGAAGTTTCATCTTTTTGTAGTTGTTCAACAACATAGTTTATTTTAGCACCGTGACGAAGTGAAAGTGAAAGCATACGAGTAAATGCTGAATAATTTGCATTATCAAACACTCTTACAACGTCACGAACAACCAAATCATCTACAACGAGGTCATATCTTGCTTTGTTCTTGGAAATTGTGTTCTTGATAAGTTTTCCTTTCTTTGCAGATTTTGGAAGTTCTACAATCTTGTTTGCACCACCAAGAATTTCATATGGCTTACCATCAAGCAAGCCAACAAGAATAGTCCATTTTTCGCCCTTAACAGACAAGTTATGAATATCACAACTTAATTCTTGTGGGCGTTTTGGAGCATCATGTTGTGGGAATGTATCTTTCTTGGTTTCTGTAATAAGAACACCATCACGGGAACCATCTACATATACAGTAATGCCCTTCAAGCCCAACTTCCAGCCAAGTTCATAAAGTTCTGCAACAACTTCTGGTTTTGTTCCTTTTGGAAGATTGATTGTAGAAGAAATAGAGTGGTCAATATGCTTCTGAATTACAGATTGAATCTCAACTCTCTTACGCCAATCAATTTTATCAGACTCGGTAAAGAAGTGCGGAATTTCATCTGTTTCATATTTTGTTAAGTATTCCTTAACATTGTGGTGATATACCTTGTATTCTGCCCACTTATCTCCTACTGAATCGACAAATGCTGCAACTTGGTCTTGTTCGTTGTGAGAAAGTTTGCGACGACGAACATAGAAGTTTCTAAATACAGGTTCTAAACCAGAAGCGGTCTGGGACATAATAGAAACAGAACCAGTAGGTGCATTAGTGAGGATACTAATGTTTCTACGTCCCTTTGTTCTAATCAATTCACGAATATAAAGTGGAAGAGATTTAATATATTCATTGTCCTTTTCTTTCTCCCAATCAAATACAGGGAATGCACCACGCTCTTCTGCAAGCATACAAGATTCGTTGTAAGCATTTTCTTTGAGGGTTGCATAGATTTGGTCAATTACAACCAATGCTTCTGCTGAATCGTATGGGAGTTTCATACAAGCAAGTGCATCTGCAAGTCCGTGTGTTCCAAGTCCAGTTCTACGACCATTTTTGCAAGCATCATAGAGTTTTTGCCACAATTCTTTTTCATCTGGCATATCTGCTTTTTCAATAATCAAAGCAAGTTTTTCAAGTTCAAGTTCTACAAGGTCGTCGGACAAACGCATAGCACGTCGAGCCGCACGACCAAATTCTACATAATCAAAACTTGCATTATACTCAAATGGATTATTGACGAATGACTTCAAATTAACAGAAATAAGACGACAAGAATCATATGCAGAAAGTGGAATTTCACCACATGGATTTGTAGTGATTGTCTTATAGCCTACGTCTTTATAAGATTGTGCTGGAAGAAATTTTTCAATATTTCCCCACATCAAGAGTCCGGGTTCTGCGGTTTTCGTCGCTGAATCAACGATATTCTTCCATAAATCTCTGGCTCTAATAGTTTTAGTGTGAGTAGGATTAACGGAATCAACAGGAAATCTAAGAGTAAATTCACTATCTTGTTGAACGGCTTGCATGAAGTCGTCTGAAATTCTGACGGAAACATTTGCACCTGTAACCTTTGTTAAATCTTGTTTCATAACAACGAATTTATCAATATCTGGGTGTCTTACGTCCATAGAAATCATAAGAGCACCACGGCGACCATTTTGACCAATCATACGGCAAACATATGAATAGAAGTCTGCAAATGACCAAGCACCAGTTGTAGTACCAGCAGAGTTATTTACTGATGTTCCTTCTGGACGTAGTTGTGTTAAATCAAGTCCTACACCACAACGACGTTTAAATAGGTTTGCAAGGTGCTTTCCAGAATCAACAATAGAAGAAACGTTATCTTCTGGTGACGCAACTACAACACAATTTGAAAGTGAAGCAACAACGTTGTTGTTACCAATTCCAAACATTGGCGAACCTTGTGGAACAATATATTTGAAACCTTGAATGTCATTCAAAATTTGTTCAAATGATAATTGTGATTGCCCACCAAACTTTGCTTCAATACGAGCAAATTCTGATGCCAAACGATTGTGCATATCGTCTGGTGTTGATTCTTCAAATTGACCACCTTTGCTTTTTAAGGCATATTTGGTCATAAATACGTTTGCTGCTAACTCGTCACCCTTAAAATACTTTAAACTATTCTCGACTACTTCTTGTTTGCTATACATCTGGCATTGTCTCCGTTTTTGATTTTTTGTTCTTAAATTTAGAATACTTCTTCTTCAAATTATCTTCCTGCTCTTTTGAAGACTTCACCATAATATCAGAGGCACTTTCTCCATTTGATTGAAGAACCTTGATTTTAACGTTTGAAGTATCCATGAAGATTGGGAAAACCAAACCATCTGGTCCATTACGATTCTTTGCAACGAAAATTCTGCCACCATTTGATGCTTTATCTTCAATTGTTCTGGAAACTGAGCAAATAAAATCCGCTACGAAACATTTGTTAAATGCTTCGCTAATTGATTCCATTGTGATAACTTCTGCGTTTAGTCCAGAACGATTGGTCTGTGATGCTGTCCAAACAGGGCAGTTATTCTCTTGTGCGATTCCTCGTAACTCTTCATAAATAGTTTCAAGTTCCTGTCTCTTCTCGCGTTGATTAGAAATTGGCTTCAAAAGGTCACCATAATCTACAATAATCATATCTGGTTTAATGTCACGCATTCTTAGTTTTTCAAGATGCAGTTTAATTGTATTTGTAGATGCAGACTTTGTTGGATATTCCTTGACAATCAACTTGCCTTGCAGGTTTTGAACAGATTCGAAAATTTGTTCCTTAAAAGAATACAAATCACGAATCTCAATACCTGTCAAACAACTATCGTATCGTGATGCAACAACAGAATCTGCAAGTTCCAAAGTATAATGGACAACACATTTTCCAAGTTTTAGTGCCTCTGTTCCAAGATGTACAAGCACCATTGATTTACCAGCACCAGTTGGAGCAATAACTACACCCAATTCACCAGAACCAAGACCACCCTTACAAAGTGCATCAATTTCGCCCCATCCAGTTGTCACAGGATTACGAGACTTAATCTGGAAACGCTTTTCGAAATCGACAAGATAATCATATCCAAAATCGGTTGAAGAGCCGAGTTTTAGAGCATCATTAATAGTCTTTGAGATTTCATCAAACGAAGAGTTTTGAAGAAGTTTAACAGATTTAAGCATTGCTTCTTTCAGTTTCTGCTTTTTACAGAAATCAAGCGAAGTCTCTTTAACGAATTGCGAACCTTCGGGTTCCTTATTTTGAATACGTGAAAAATAATCACGTACTTGCTTTTGAATTGTTTCGTTTTGGTCTTCCAATCCTGTACGAAGCAGAGTCGTCATAATATCGTAGGTTGGATGAACCTTGTACTTTTCTTTGTATTCAAAGATTTTCTGTGTGAATACTTGGAGATATTTAAGTTCTAGAAATTCAATTGACAGGACTTCTCTGATTTGGTCCGCAAATGGTCGGTCCAATAGAATAAGTTGGCACAGGTTTTCTTGGAAGGCTTTTCCAAAAAACCCAAAGTTGTCCTTTTCGGCAGACATTACACCCTCGTTTCAATATCAGTATATCTTGGTCGCTATCAGAAGTCAAACACTATGAGATAAAGTTTTTCCAGTTCTTCGAAACGTGTTTGAATTCTTGTAGTTTGGTTTGTTCGGGAGGAACGCCTCTTAACCTAACCACATCATTAATTATGTCAGTCAAACCTTGAACATAATCAACTTTTGGTTCATTAAATAATTCATCTTTGGTAATTATTCTTTGTCTTATTTGGTCAACGAGACTATCTGGTGTTGTGCTTCTTATGCCAAGAGTAAGTCTAATGTTTACAAAATCATTGCCAAATGTAATAAAAGTTTTTAAATCCTTGGATAATGTTGACGAAGTTAAACTTTTACCAAATACAAATTCTTTTAATTTATCCGTTAAGTTTGGGAAGTTCCTAACAGCATATAAGACACCGGGATTGTTAATGCTAGAAATTAAAATTGGAACATCTAAAGTACCATATACCATATCTGGTAATCTTCCATAATGGTCATTATCGCCTTTAAGTTGCCATTCTGTTTCAATAGTTCCATCTATAATATCTCTATTTAGTTTACTAAGAGAGCCGCCCTCATATACTCCTTCTCTTACTAAAAACTCAGTTGTTATTTCATTTAATGCGGCTGCTAAACCTCTTTCGTAAAAACCATTATATACTCTTGTTAATTCGTCTGAAACACTCTCGTAATCAGTATCAACTTCATTTGTAAGAACACTAAATGAAATTCCACCTTCTGTCAATGATGGATATCCAGTATATGTAACTTCATATCTATCAAGCATTTGTTCGGTTGGAAAATAATCTTTTATTTCGCTATCAAGCCATTTTTGTAAATTAATCCATTTGCTATACAATTCTGCTTCGTCTAATTTTAATTCAAATGCATCAAATTTATAAATGTAATAAACTTCTAATTCAACATATTCTGCTTGTACATTTGCGTGTCCAAACACAATATTATAACCACCCAATCTCATATCATTGTTAAAACTTTGTTTTAAATTTTCAATCCGAGCACGCAAAGTGTCGTTTTCTACAACTCCTCTTGATGTTATTCTTTTTTGAATTTGGCTTGCATAAATTGGGTCGCCTTTAATGTCGAAATTATTAAAAGATTTTGGCAGTAACTTTTGAAGTCTCAAATTATGAAATAAATAATATGCAGATGTGTCTTCGTATTCACCACCAAATCTTTCGAATCTATCTAAATCAAGTTCTTTATTTTCAGTAGTGGCTAATATTTTATCTATCTTTTCACCTTGGTTTTTAGCAGCCCATGAATTGACAAGGTTCTCAAAACCTTTTGTTCTTTTACCATAATATCTATTTTCTGGAAGTGCTAAATCAACATCTGTTTTGGTATCTCTTAGGTAACGTAAGCGTACTCTGCCAACTGGTTGAATACCACGAATACCTCTTTGTGGGTCTTCAAATATTTCGCTTTTATCGATATCTTGTTCATCATAATCAGATATTTTTTTAAGGTCTTCGTCATTAACAAGATAAGCAACTACGCCACCATCATATGCTTCTGCAACTGCACATCTATAATATGTTTCTCCGGGGGTGTGACAAGATTTAATACTTTTAAAATCTGACATTCTAATAACATCAACAGGGTGTCTGGAAAATACAACAGATTGACCAGAACCTTTTTCCAACATGCCTTTTAATTTTGGAGCGTCAGTTTGCCAAGTTTTCATCATTTCTTCAATTCTTTTTTTGGCAACTTTATAACTCATACTTAGCATGTATTCAAAAGCAACGTTTTGACCTACAAGTTCTTTTGTTTGGTCCATTGTTTTCAAAATTTCTGGGTCTGATGATATAAAGTCAGAATATTCAGCCATTTTTTCTGGGGACCATGAATCGCCTTGATATCTATCGTATGCGTCAGTTGTCAGTTTATCGTATTTTTCCACTAACGCTAACAATTTTGTCCAAATAGCATTAACTTTCATTTTACGAGTTTGTGTTCTTTCGACACCTTCAAACTCAGTTTTTACATCTTTTGAAGCAATACCAGTATTTAAATCTAATTTCCAACCTGCAAGAGATATTTGTCTAACCAAAACTCCAAGCGGACCTTCATCAAAATAAGGGTCGTAGGCTATCTTTTCTGTCTTTCTAAGTTTGCCTCCAAACAAATCATTAAATGGCAAATCTTGTGGATTATTGACAGCCTTTTCAACTGCTTTATCAATTTGTGCTAATTCTGGTTCTGAAATCTCAGTTAGTAATTGATTACTAAACTTATTCCAGTTTTTAAAGATTTTCTTTGATTGTTGGAAGTTCATAATTTATTCCTTATCCTAAATTACCACTTTTTGCAGGACCACTTTTTTACAATATCATATGATATATTTAATAATTCTGCTATTTTCTTTTTTGAAACATTACTATTACACATTTCATGAATTTGTAAATATTGTTCGTAACTTAATGCTCTTCTTTTGAAAGCAAATTTTGCCTGTTTTTCTCTCATAAGTTTTTTAAAGTTTTCTGTATTATATTTAGTTTTATCTGCTTTTGGTTTTTTCATTTTATTTATTGTTTGTTCAGAATGTTTTTTACCATGCATTCTATTGTAATTTTTTGGTTTTCCTTTTAAAGCAAAACTTCTTTTTAAATTACTTTGTTCAGTCATAATAATTCCATTATTTCCATCGCCACCAAAAGTTGCATTATAACCATTATTGTAACTATCATAAACAGAAATCAATTCTATTTCTTTCTGTTTTGCCGTTTCAGAATCAAAACATTCAAAAATTACTTTCTTATCCCAACAATCTAAACCATATTTTCTAATAGCATTATAGAATGGAGTATTAAAATTTGTTTTTTGTGCTTTATTATAATGCTGTTTCCATCTTATATCTAAGGTATTTTTAGTATACCCAATATAAATTTTATTATTTATTTTATTTTGTATCAAATAAACAATATGTTTTATTCCCAGAATTTGCATGACCAGTAGCCGCTTGTGGTTTTATCTTTCTTTTGGTTACATTTGTGTCTTGCTCTAAAAGACTTTCTACGTTTTGGGTCTGACTTTTTGATTCTCATATTTGGATCACCAAAATTAACTTTCTTTACATTTCCAGTTTTAGGATTCTTAACATAAACAGATCGTTTTTTTGGTCCACTTGGGGTAAGAAATGGCTTATTTAGAGTCACAGTACGGCCTTGGTATTTTGCTTCTTGAATGACATTTCTATCACTTTCAAGTAACTCTTGCAAGCATCCTGCACAAACTAATGTTCCATCTTCAAGAACAGCATCGTCATATATTGTTTGTTCTTCAAGACCTTGAACACGTTGTTGTTGGTTTAAAATCACAATAACTCTACGTTTTATGTCTGCACCAAATACATCTAAAATAGAA